CTACGATGCGGGGATGCTCGCGCAGGGCGTCGGCTACTTCTTGACTCATGTTCGGGCCGGATGCCAGCACGGCAACGGTCTGCCCTTGCCAGTCGGGGGTGATTTTCCAGGTGGTGGTCATGTGCAGGTCTAATGAAAAAGGCCCGCCGAAGCGAGCCTTTTTTGTTGCTTTTGTCATGCTGTTAGAGCAGGAAACCTCTCGACTGCATGAAATCGACAGGATGCTTTGCATGCTTACTCAGGTTGCAGTCCTTGCATAGAAGCTGAGTGTTGTCGTCGGTATTACTTCCGCCTCTCGATATGGGCATGACATGATCAATATGAAACGCGACATTGCGAAGATCAACGCGGCAGCAGGCGCATTTGCCTTTTTGAAGGGCCATCAAAGTCGCTGCAAGGCCTTTTGACAGTTTGCCCCCGACCGCCTTTTTTTGAGCCCTCTTATTGCGACTCATCGTTAATGCCCAATCGGGGTTTGCTAGGCGGTAAGCACGAACCCGAGCTTTGATTTCCTCTGCGTTTTTCTCGTAATACTTGGCGCATTGTGCTGAGACTGCGTTCTTGTTCTCCTGATACCTAGCCGCTTCGCGTGCCTTGTTTTCAACCCGGTAAATCTTCTTTTGAGTGCTGCGCCGTTCTTTATTCTTTTCCTCGTAGAACTTGGACTTCTCGCTTCTGGCTTCCCGGTGCTCACGGTGGTACTTAGCCGCGTACTCAGCGTGCTTTTCTTTGTTGCGGTAATAGTAGGCGAGCTTACTGGCTCGCCTATTTGCGAGTCGCTGCTCTTCAGTGAGAGGTTCTTTTTGCATTCTCATGACCCTTCATTAGGTGGTCGTCATTACTGAGTGAGACACGGAAACCGGGTAATGAATCCGGCTTTCGGCCGCTAAGCCTATCCGTGCCCGACGCTATATTAAGCGTCCTCTGTTGTAAATTCAATGTCCGAAGTGTCGATGCCATGCTTCATCGCTAGGCGCTTCTTTGAATACTCAGCAGCAGCCAAAACGGCAATCGTTGCCTGACCATAAAGTGCTGGCCTAAAAACTGGGCGCGACGGTATGCCGGGGTGATTAACCGACTTGGCAAATCCATTACCAGTAAAAAGCCATCCGCCTTTTTTGGCTACTATCCTGTGCGCAGCGACACCAAACTCCAGCCACGGGGCAATGTGGGCATGCTTGCCGGTGACGCGGACTTTGGCAATGACCTTTCCACCTTTGCTGCTGGTGCTGATCTTGACGCCGCTTTTCATCTCGCCGGTATCCTCCCAAATGTTCAATTTCACCTCTGCCTCAACTGGCTTTGCTCCTGCACGCAAGGCGCCGCGAAGTATGTTTTTCTCGTACTTAGCGGGTATCTGCTGAAGAGCTGACCCTAGTTTGCTAAGACCTTTGATGTGCCGTGTGTCGTTCACGTCGCGTTGCCCGTGGTCGTGAAGTCAGCCGCCATGAACTCAAGCCCGAATTTCCGCCCCAGCTCCACCGGCTGGGCAATGATCTTCATCACCCGGTCGCTGCGGTCCAGGTAGATCACCCGCATGGCGCTGGTGATGCCGGGCACGTAGCGCATGCGCACGCGGGCCGGGCGCTCTGCAATGCGGATGCCGTCTGCCTGACTTTCGCCGCGGCTGGGAAGCACTTCCTGAACCGTCGCCCAAAACGTCCCGTAAGTCGTCCATGCGCCCGGCTGCGGCCCGTAGTCGCCGTCCGTCGTGCTTTGTTGCTCGATGCGGATGCGCCGGTCCAGCGGCCCCAGGTCTGGCGTCACGAAAAGCTCCAGTCCTTGATGGTGTTCAGCAGGGAGTCACGGGCGGTTTCCATGGCCTCGCGCTCGGCTGGCGTGAACACGTTGCGGGTGTATGTCAGGCTGATGTGCATGAGCATGCCTTGGCGTACCTCCTTGGGAAGCACGGCGTATTCAGCCCCTGCCCCGGTGGCGCCGTAGCCCGTCACGTAGCGGATGCGCACGGCGTCATAAATGTCCTGCGTGGCCGGCCAATAGTTCCCGCTGGTGGGCGCCACGGTGCGCGATTCGCCGTAAGTGCTCAGGGCGTAGGCGCTGCCGGAAATCGTCTGCTCGGTCCCGCTGGTGTCGGTGTACTTCACGCTGGTGATGCTGGCCACCGGGGCGCGCGGCAGGTCAATGCGGTCGTCATCGCTGTCCGGGAATTCGTCAAGCGCCGCCTCCAGGGTCTGCTGTGCCAGCGCGCGCTTGGTGTAGTGCTCTGCGTGCTGGCGTGCCCCGGTAATCAGGGCGTCAATGATGGCGTCATCCGGGTGTGAGCCGCTCATGTCGTCCAGGCCCAGGTGCAGCTTTGCCTCGGCCCGGGTGATGGGCTCAGTGCCCACTGCGGTGATGACTTTGAATTTCATGCGCGTGTCCTATGAAAAAAGCCCTCGCGGGGAGGGCTTTTCACGTAGTGGCCTGGTATCAGGCCGGGGGGTTGGCGGTGGGAGCGATCTGCGGCGAAGACAGCACAGCCACAGCAGCCAGCACGGCCGCCGATGCGTTGGCCACGGGCGTGATGGTCAGGCGCGTGTAACGCTTGCTACCCTTGTAGCCCAGCTTGCGGCATTCGTTGTCGTCGTCAAATTGGAAGCCGGCCAGGGCCTCGGTGCCGATCAGGTCAGCATCAGCAACAGCTGCAGCGTCCGACAGGTTGGAGGCATCGCCTTCTTCCAGCAGCACCGTGAAGGTGGCGTCTGCATCGGCAATCGAGCCAGTTGCGATCAGGTAGGTCAGCCCATCGAAGCCTTTACGGTCGATGATCTGGCCGACCTGCGCGGTCGTGTCGGAGACGGAGACGGGGCTGATCACCCGCTTCACGTCGATGTTGTTCAACAGGTCTTTCATGATGGATTCCTTGAAAATGGGGTTTTGGATGCCGCTGACCTTTCAGCCAGCGGCGGGCCGATCAGGACGTGGCGATCTTGAACAGCTTCACGGCTTCAAACTTGGCAATGCCACCGCCGACGCGGCGGCGAGCCAGGAAGCGAACGTGCGGGAAGGCCGTGGCCGGGTCACGCAGGACAGCGATGCCCTTGCGCTCGATCACGTAGTACGCCTGCTTGAAGTCGCCGAAGGCGATGGGGTAGGCGTTGGCGCCGATGTCGGCCATGAAGTCGTCGGTAACGACGTTGTAGCCCAGCAGGGTGCCCACGGCGCCGGCCATGAAGCTGTCCTTGGTCATGCCCCACAGGTAATTGCCCTGGCCGTCCTTCAGCTTGCGAATCGAGCCCAGCGTGGCGTCGTTCATCAGGAACGATGCACCGGCACGGTACTGACGCTTGAGCGCATGTACCAGGTCAATCAGGTAGTCAGAGGGGTTGGACGATGCCCAGCTCGAAGCGTGACCGGATGCCACATAGCCGACGTTACCCCACGAATATGAGGCGTTTGCCACGTTCGTGTAATCCGTCAGGCCGCGCGGACCGTTCACGCCGTTGCCGGAAATGAAGTCGGTGCCCTCCATCTCAGCGAACTCGATGCCCATCTCCATTTCCAGGTCGGCGCCCACGTCTTGCGTGGCGTCTTCCAGGGCCTCGGAGGTGATGCGCTGCTCGCTGACGTAGGTGCCCGGCTTGAATTCCAGTTCCACCCAGCCCGGCGAAGTGCCGTTGCTCGGGGTGGTGGTTTCGCCGCCGCGCGATGCTCCAGAGGTGCCCGTGACCTTGACCAGCTTTTTGTAGCTTGCAGAGCCAATGGGGATAACGCGAGCCACCTGACGCATGGCGCTGTAACGCTGCACCACGCGGTCAATGCCCGCTTCCATCTCTTCGCCCACCAGGTAGCCGCCCTGCGTGGAGGTGCCCACGTTGATGGTCTTCTTTTCGGCTTCGGTCAGGCCGTCGATGCCCTTGCGCAGGTACTTGTCCTGTGCCGCCTTGTATTCGGCGTACTGGTCGGCGGTGACTGGCGCGAAGGACTTGCCGGCTTCCATCGCGTTGGCCTGCAGGCGCAGGTTGAACGACTTCAGCGCCAGCTCGGCGGCTTCGGCTTTTTCGGCGGTCTGGCCAGGGCGCTGACCCTTGAGGGACAGTTCCTTGACTTCTTTTTCCAGCGCGGTCATGGCGTCATTGGCCTTGGCCAACTTCGCCTCAACATCGGCCAGGGATTCGCCCTTTTCGAGCTTGGCAATGCGCTCGTCCACCAGCTTCTGGTGCGTGGTTTGCGCTTCGGCGTATTTGTCCCACTTTTCGGACAGGTCTTTCAGTTCCATGG